ATAACGATGGCAGCGGCATTAGCAGGTACGAAAGCATAAACTTCGTCGCCTGACTTAGGATAAGCGGCTCTTACTCTGTCGCCTGTAGCGTAATCAGTTGAAATTAAACCTGAAGTCAAGTCATTTTCCAATGCAATTAGTTTAGGTCCAGCAGCTCCTAGAGTGCTTTGTCTTTGAAAATCTCCGTCCGTTGCTCTTTCCAAAAAATCTCCTGGTGTGATTGCACCATTTGCTGGGGATTCTTTAAGATGTTGCGTATCTACGCTTTGTAGAATAATTGTACTTGGTGTTGAAGCGGCCATTTATTTACCTTCCTTATCTTTTAATATTGAAGCAAAAACCGATGCTGGTTTCACTTCAATTGTGTTACCTGTTAAAACTGAACCCCGTCCATTGAAGCTAGGTTTTTTAAGACTATTTGCTATTTTTTGGATTTGATTAAAAGACAAGCCTTTAACTTCTTCCACAGTGAGTTCACTTTCTTTAACAATAGTATTTACTAGAACCTGTTTCTTTTCGGTGTGTTCTTTAACAGCGTTACTTAACATTTCCTTAACTTCAGAATCATCTACCGAATCAAGTAAACTATTTACTTTTTGTTCCGTAGTTTGTTCTGTAGGTAATTCTGCAATAGGTTCTTCGCTAGATCCTTCAATAGGCTCTTCGCTAGATTCAATTGCTGGGGTAGATTCTTCTTTAGACTCTTCAATAGCTTCATCCGTTTCCACCTCTTTCCCTTCTTCTTCGTTAGCTACCATTTTAGATAAAACAACTTCGTTTAATTCTTCTAAGGATGCTTTATCCTCTTCCGTAAACCCGTTTGATTTATTGGCAATAACGCTTTGAATAATTGTCTCTTTATCCATAGGCTCTCTACCTCCATTTATTTTAAGCTTGTTCCCACTTACTATAGGGTTATATGTAGTTTTTCGGACCACCTCAAGGGTGTCATCTCCTAATGTAACCGTGCCGTCAGTGTTAACATAACTTCGTTTGTAAAGGGTGTCTTTTCCATTTCCAGACACTTCATAGATAACCTCATTGTCATATACGTCTAGTATATACGTGAAATTATCAGGGTAACTTTCTGTTAGCTTTGTGCCTAAGTTAGTTACTATCTCATTAAAATCTTCTTTGTTTACATTAAGCCCTAATTTATCTCCGATTAATCTAATGGCTTTATTAACCTTATCCATAACCGTTTTAGGTTCTTTACAGGCACAATTATTTCTCATAGCTCCGCAACCGTCCTCTATACTACAGGCTCCCACTTCGTTTGGAAGTAAGGCAAGGTGATCAGGTCTAATATGACGAATAATACCTTCATAGGCTTCGCCATTAAATTCACCTGATACCATCTCAACATTTGAAAAAAGACCTGTTGACACTTCTATGATGTCACCAGACTCGAAACGCTCAATTATATAGTTAGCGTTCAACTTTTTAATTTTAACTGTGTTAAGCCAAATTTCACCTTTGAGTTTCTTATCTTTAGTGAACTCAGCATTAAAGAACCAGCCTACACTATTCAATTCTTGTATACGTGGTGATTTAGCTGATATAGCTACACCATTTACCTGAGGGTGGGAAATTGGTACAGGGACACCGTTCCATGTCTCTACCCAGTCACTAAATTCTTCGGCAGGATAGAAGTAACCATTCATAACCATCTCTTTGGCGGCTATAACAGGAACAACTAAATGCTCAACATCTTCGAAGGTTTCACGACGTGTTTGCATAGTTGTATCGACATTAGCTTTTAAGTAGTACGAGTTTAATTTTTTATCCATATTGAAATTGTACCATAATTTGTGCATTTATCCACAAGTTATCCACAAACTATCCACAGGTTATCCACAGTGGGACTATCTAAGGACTGTTGAATCTTTAGGAACACGGCTAATAGGTACGGGCGTTGTTGCACACCTACAGTTTGGTTCCCCTATCAGTTGTGCCACTTTTTCATAGCTGTAATATTTATTATTTCTTGTTATATGGCCGTCTCTAACTCTAATATCCCCCGCCGTTATCCACAGGTACACAACCTCTTCGCCCAGTGTTTCAGATAGTAGTAGTCCCTCGTTTATAGATCCTAGGTTATGAGCGTTTATTATTTCTGTCCTAGCCAACAATCTCGACCGTGATATTCCTATCTTGTCGATACGCTCGTTTAGTGTCTTAGCTATCTTACGAGGGTTTTGACCCTGAAGTAGCCCCTCAGACAAGTGGTAATTTAATTGTTGGCTAATTACATCGGTTATACCTTTTAATTGTGTGAAGTCTCTGGAGAATAGTAACGCTGTTTTCTCAATGTGGAAGGCTACATTAAAAACATCAGGTCTAATAGGTATCTGATTTCTACCTACAATACTAGCCATCTCGTTATTAGCTTTTTTAGCCCCCCTGATATAAGCCTCTCTAATGTACTCGACTAGCCAGTTCATTTCTATACTTCTTGGGTCTACCGCCCCCGATAGTATAAGCTCTCGCATAGTTAGCTCAAGCCAGGCGTCGAAGCGATCCAGTTTTTGAGGTGTTCTTAGGAATACAAAACTATCTTTAGTTAAAGGTGTAGCATTATCCAGAAACACTTTATTTTTAACAATGCTCTGTGTTACTAACTTCTGTATCTCCCACCAACGTCTATTTATCTCACCAACAGCCCTATTTCTAAGTGTTAATGTCCGTGTAGGGTCTTCCCGAAGGATATTTTTAGATTTCTTCGCCATCTTCTACAGTGTCAAAGTCTTGAGCGTCTGGTAAATCATCTTCACGATAATCTAAGTTTAAAACGTCCTCAAAGAATTGTTCAGGTGGCATAATCAATTCAGCCCCTTGCGCATTTACATAGTTACTTATAGCTTGTGATATTTTAACAGCTACGTCCGCTTTTTCTATGTCAGATACTGTGTTTAAATCTTCCCACACTATCGTATATTCCCCTCCCGTAGGTTCAGGTAAAACGTTATGTTCTATAAACCAATCTATGAGGGGCCTTAATATCTGTAATTCGCAGTAGTCTGTTTGTCTCTCACTAACTCTAGCTAGAAAATTGCTCTCGTCTTGAGAGGATGCCAACTGGCCCATCTCGGAACCTGTCAATATACGTTTTGGGATACCCGTCGCTGATGATATTAATGAAACAATAATATCAAAGTAGTTTTTGGGGTCGGCAACGTCGAAGTTTAAAGGGTTTACGTCTATACCTTTGGTTCTTAAATAACGAGTTAAATTATTGGTGTACTCTTCCATACGTGTTTCAAGTAAGCTAGTATCTGCTATTTTAGTGTCGGGTTGCTGGTTCATATGTAAACCACCTCGGGCATTCAAGAAAAACGTCTCCGCTCCTCCCCCTACAATCTTTTCAAGATCAACTAATCTGTTTATGACGGGCTGTAATCTAGGGGTACCGAAAACGTCATTTTCTAAAACACCGTCTGCGACGTGGATAACTCTACTGTGATGGACCTCTATAATTTGTTGTTTCATTATTTGAGAAGTACTACCTGTACCCACTCCACCATAACCCCCTGCTTGTAGTCGATACATTAAAGGTAAGCCGTATCGCTCACTTTGAGGATCTGTGTCATATTCCGCTATTGTTACGTTCTTTTCAGAATAGGGGGCCATAAATATGATGTCTTCAGTACGTAAACTACCCTCAACAGGTAGATCTGTTTTCTTGCCGTCTTTAATACCTATAAATAGGACTCCATATTGTCCTAGCCCAGCTATAATGTCCAATCTTTGTATGTAGTGAAATAATTTTATTTTCTTATTTGATATTAGTTTGGTCACAGCCTCCTCGAATTCTGTTTCCTCTTGTGTATCTAAATCATCGGTGATACTTGGGGATTCTGACCAACATGCCTTAGGGAATGCCTCGACAATTCGTTTAGCTATGTCTTGTCTTTGGTATCTACCTATGTAATTCTCTAATGTTAACTTTTCATCATACCCGAATACCTTATATAGGTTTCTAGTGTCATTGTGCGACTTCGATATAACAGAGGCTAGCCCTAATCTAGACGTTAAAGCACTATTTGTCACTATTCCAGGTTCCGCACG